GCAGTTCCTGTGCCTGGAGTAAACTTTAATTGTGGATCTGCAGTAAGTCTCCCTATAAGAACTACTTTGTTCATACTAATACCTTCTTTCTCCTTGCTTGACTTATTTTTCTTCTTGTCTCAATACTTCTTTTTTGTCCTGTATGATGTAAAATTGTATGTTCCCTATTTGTCATTATCTTAAGATTTTCTATTCTATTATCTGTTTTAACACCATTGATATGATGTACTATTTCATCTGATGTGAGAATTCTTCCAAGATGTTCTGCCATGACTAACCTATGTTCCAAAACATATCCTTGTGCATCAGCCATGGGATGTCCTTTTTTAAGGATTAATACATGACCTTTTTTATTTATCTTCTTTCCACCTCTCCAATTACTAGATTTTTCTCCCTCTCTTGTTTTACTCCTAATAAGTCTATTCACTTCCTTATCCTTGCTTAATTTCATTTTGCAAGCCTTATGTTGAATTGAACTGACTGACCTTTTGAATATGATTGATAAATCTCCATTGGATAAGTATGGATACATTCTGATTAGTTTTATAATTTCCTTATCACTCCAATTTACTTCCTTAATAAAAATCACCTCTACACATGCGACCTATTAAAACAACTTTATTCATTAAAACTCACCTACCACAACCTGTTTAATCTCTGCTATCCTCTTTTCAAATGCTGCAAGTTCATCTGCCTTATACTCTTCAACATCTGCTATACTTGTGAATTGTAGTTCTCCTACAGTTACTCCCACCTGGTCTATGTTGTACTTTCCGAACTCACCCTCTACAATGATTTCCTTACTAACAACCTTTAATTTGCTTTCCACCTTTGACTCCCCCTCTTTTTTACTTTCTGGCTTAACTTCCACCTTGGGTTCTTCTTTAATTTCTGGGAAGATATACTCTGCTGCTTCAATAACCTCTTTTTCTTCTGGTGTTACATCTTCTTTCATTTCCTTCTTAACCTTCTTATAAGCATTTACTAACATAGCTTTACTTAGTGTAGGAAATTGAGTTCCTAATATAACCAATGCCTTACTTTGGTTCATTCCATTTTTAATTAGTTCCTCACACTTTTCTCTAACCTCTTTAGTTATCTTTTCTATTTGCTTTGCTGCCATTTCATCATTCCCCCTACTTTCCTTATAAATATCATTTAATACATCTCTGTATTCTGTTACTAAATCATCTATAATCTTTAATTCTTTTAATACTTCTTCTTCCGTTATATTTTCATCTTTAAGGTACATATAAGCTGATAAGCATGTATCCATGATAGTAATATACCTTGATATCTGCTGCTCACATTCCAACTTACTTCTTTCAGAAGTTACTGCATCTATAAGCCTTAATTGAGCTGGATTAAAAGATTTCATAAGTTTAATATTTTCTTTTAACTCCCTTTCTTTTGCTCTTCTTTGTGACCTTGGTAATCCTGTAAGTTCTGCTCTTGCAGTTTCATAGAACTCTTCATCATTCATGTTTTTTATTTCCTCGTTAGTAACCATGTTATTCCCCCTTTCTGCTAATATCCTTCTGCCTGTCTACGGTAATTCTCAGAGTGCTTTCGGATATAAGCATGTTCTATATCATCTGAGGTGAATTGAAGACTATTTGCAACGGATAAGAGAAAATGAAGTGTATCTGCAAATTCATCTAGTATTCTTTCCTTTCCTTCATTCTCTTTAGTGCTCCAGTATTTAAAGCACCTGGTAGCATTAGCTAGTTCTCCAACTTCTACACTTAAAGCTAATAGCTTTTTATCTAATACAGATCTATTCCATTCATCTAACTTTTCATTATCAGATTGACCTATTTGTTTAGCCGCTAAATATCTATCAAAGGATTTCTGCATTGTAAGTAACTGTTTAATGTCCATATATCCTCCTAATTAACTATCTTTACCAAATTATTTTTGTATATGGGACTGTAGGAACCGTATAAATAATTCTAGTAACTTGTTTATTGATATTACTATTTATATCTTCTTTATTTTTCTCCAGTGTCTTTTCAATACTCTCTTTACTTGATTTAATGTCATAGCCTACTGCTGCTACATTGCTTGCTAATGTTCCAATACTATCAATCATAAAATTGTTTCCCTCTTGTATTTCCTTAGAAGTTCTATTGCTTTTAATCTCTATAGAGTACTCTAAGCTTTTCCAATATGCTTTCTGCTTGTCCATCTTCTTGTCTAAGATACTTAATTTCTTTTCTAGGGTAATATGTCCCATAAGAACTAAAACCCCTATATCACCTATTCCTAAGCCTAAAATTATATTCATTTTTAACTACCTCCTAATTTTTTTGAATTGTGTATTAAACTTTATAAGAATCTACACATATTTTAAGTATTTTATCTTTAGTTATCTCTATATTGTTTTTAGGACAAGTATCTTTGCAACTACTGAATTTTTCACATTCTATACAACAATACTCCTTATTTATATCATTGCATAAGCAACCATGTTTACAACCTACTATCATTACATAATCTCCCTCCATTTTAATTCGTAATATCTACAAATTACCTATTCTTTTAATCTAACTATTACTTTTTTACCTAGTAATATATCTAACTGCTCCTTGAACTTAGTTTCAATTATGTCTTTTGCTAATTCATGGCCTACTGACATAACTATTTCATTTTCCTTTTCCTCTATCTCTGTATGCATGAACCAGGTCCTATAGGTATTCTCTGACCACTGGTTAAATATAGTTTCATGATATGGAGTAGGAAAGGATAGAGGTGGGAGTGAAGGAGTATTTTCTTCCCCTTCTTTTCCTTCTTCCTCATTCTTATCATTCTTATATAATTCTTTATCATTCTTGTTTATATCCACGGACTGTTTCCCTACTGTTACTTTACTGTTACTTTGGTGTGTACTAGGTGTTACTTTACTGTTACTTTGCTGTGCTTTCACTGTTACCTCTTCCTCTTCTTCTCCTTGATAAGCACTGTAATTTACAATAGTTATCTTGGTGTATTGTCTGTTACCCCTACCGTTATTTACAGTAATCATATTATTCTTCTCTAGCCACTCTATAATTTTCTTTATTGTCTTCGGATTTGGTTCCTTATATTTTGCACCTTCGTAGTAAGAAACCCCTCTTGCTATAGCTCTGTAACTAGTCAAATGTTGTCCTCTTTCTATTTCTTCTTTAGTCCCATCAGACATAGGTATGATATTATTTTGATGATTAGCTTTATATTTAAGGTACTGCCACACCTTGTAATATAAGGGTGGCATAAGCCAAACATCACTATATAATTCTTTCCTATGGTCTTTTATCCACCCTTGTGATTCCACTTACTTATCACCTACTTATCACTAATATTTTCAAAGGTTTTTAAACCCCACTGCCTATCTATAGAATTAGTTAAATCATTCCACTGGTTATAACTAAATTTAATTAATTTTTCAATATCTCCATCTTCAACAGATATTTCTATATGTCCACCACCATCTTTGATAGATATCACCTTACCATCATCAGCTCTAAGGTCTATTTCTTCTTTATACATTAACCTTCGCCTCCAAATATCTTCCCTTACTCTTGACTAAGTACTCATAACCATTCTCTTTAAGGAATTGACTTAGCTTAGTTATATTCTCCATAGTATGAATTACTTTAATATCTACAAAATAAAGAGGTTCTTCTTTCTTAAGTTCATTTTGTGGTTTAGCTACCTCTTCCTTTTTAGGTGCTTCTTCTTGCTTAGAAACTTCTACATTTTCTACTGGTTTTGGTTCTTCTTTAGGTCTCTCAGCCTCCCTAATTAGTTCAGCTCTATCATTTATCTCTTTAATGATTCTTGCTGCATCCCAACCAAAGTCTATATATTTTTGAAAGTCCTCATATTTCAATGGTGTTTTTATAGTTTTATTTATGCTCTCTAATGTAGTTTCTATAGTTCCCTTAAGCATTTCATATTTAGCTTTCTCCATGCTTTGTTCATTCTTAAGCATATTACCTCTAAGCTCTATATCTTCTCTAACACTCTTTACACTTCCATTAAGGTTTAAATACTTATCTAGTACAGTTAATCTACTAGCATACTTTTCTTCTAATCCTAAGGCTTGTACACATTCATTTATTAACTCCAGTGCCTTAAGTTTCTTTTCATCTCTTCGCTTATTGTCAAAGACTAAGATTCCATCTTTTATTGGTTTCTCTGCCTCTTCTACAAGTCCAATTAACTCCTTACATTGGCCCTCAAATGCCTTGATAGGTTTTTCCATATCTCTTTTAACAGCTTTCCTATAATCATCAATTTTGTTTCTAACTCCTGCTAATTCCTTTTGAGTAGCCTTACAATCTTTTAATCCTTCCTCAGTTACTATTATTCCTTTGTACTTTTCTGTAGTTTCTATTAGTGAAGCCTTTACTTCCTCAAAGTTCATATTTATTATTGGTAATTGTTTATTTAAAACTATATCTTTCATTTACATATCCTCCTAAAAATTAAAGTTTTCCTCTTCTTCTTTCTTCTTCCTTAATTCTTCAATTTCTATTTTCTTTTTGTTAAGCATATTGATACAAGTACCTAACATAGAATTTTGTATATCTTCAACCTTACTAACACCAGCCCATCCTAGAAACTTATTCTCCTCAGTACTAGTTTCATCTATTAGTTTTTTAATAGTCATTACTGCAGCTTTTGATATCTTAGCTTTCCCTTCTTCTGCATCTTGGTCTATCTCCCCACCATCAACTGTATCTGACTCTGCAATCTCAAAAGCCATAAGATATAAATACCTTCTTGCATAGCTTTGTGATCCCCCTATATTCTGTATTGAGCTACAACCTTTTAATGTTGCAATTTCAACTGGTGTTGACCATGTTCTTAATTCTTCTGGATTTTCTGAATCTATTACTAATAATATTGCTTTCTCTTTAGCAAATTGAAACTCACAGTAAAGCCCTAATACATCACAAATTTCATTAATATATGGTAAAAAGTCACCTAGTTCAAAATATTTATAGTCTGAATACTTGTTGTATCCTGATTTTTTTAACTCTTTATTTTGAAGCTCCACCCTTGCCCTTTGAAGCTTTTGATATATATTTAGTTTATTAACTGGCTCTTTTACTTCTGACATATGCATTCCCCCTTATAATCTAAATCTCTGATAGTTTCCCATGTGTCCTCGTTGTAAATCTCATTGTTGTCTAATCCTGTGTCCGGTGGTATAATTTCATAAAGAATATTTTCTTTAGGTTGCATCTTACTTTGGTCGGTGGAGCAACCTTTTACTATTTCTATGGCTTCACTTATGCTTTTCCCCTCTTCACAAAGTCTTTTGACTTCATCAAGCTTTTCATTTAAATCTAGCAATGTTGACACTTTCTAGTCCCTCCCCACTTATAATTTTTAGTCCTTTTTCTTATCTTTCGAGAATTTTCCATGGCATGAATGTCTGCATCACTAACAAGAAATTCTCTTTTCCTTTTCCGTTGGAGCTCTAGTATTGTCTTAACAACCTCTTCCTTACTTTGCTTTCTCATAACCATGACTACACCACCAATTCA